TGCAACGATCCAAGAATGATTTCATCGGGCATGGGCAGCGGCTCCAGCGTTGGGCCGAGACGCCTGTTTCAGTCTCAACAGCCACCGATGTTATCGAGGCTGTAATTCCCGGCGAGCGCAAAGCCGACAAGATGGTGGCGCTCTTCAAGGAAGAGGCCGAGACGCGGGGCGCAAACGTCTACGCCCTCTACAGCGCCTTTACTAACTACAGCAGCCACGCCAATGATAACGGCTTCGCCTTGCGGGAAACCAAGAGCGATACCGCTGCCGTTACGATGATGAATCGGGAGATGGAAGTATCACGCTGGACGAGCAGCGTTCCCTTCCTTCAGTTGGCGGCGTAAACAGACAGGCCGGGGGAGGTGGCGATGCCGCCTTCCCTACCCCTGATTTCAGTGGTTCCAAACCCCTCAAACCAGTGGTTCGGATTTGTACAGGAACAAGATTTAAAAAGTGTTCCTAGATGTAGCGGATACGCAGAGTGTATATAAGGTGTTTATTTTGTGCGCGATCTGTGTATGATGAACTTCTTGAAGCAAATGAGGCTATCAGATGACAAAATTCCATCCCAAGGACGGCACCAGATTTCAACGCTTGTTAAGCGTCACGATGTCAGGTGGCGCGCGGCGGCGTAAATCCCCGCGCTTGAATTTCTGGACAGATTGTTCGGGGTTCGTTTTGGTGATTGGCGTATTCGTTCTGATCTGGGTAGCAACGCCATGAGGCGGCAGCTACGAAACCGAATCAAAAAACTGGAGGCTAGTATGAAATCACCATTTGTTAATCCGCGCACCGGCGCGGTGCATTTCCCCGGCGATCAGGAGGAATCAAACGATGGAACCGGCGACATGGTGGATAGCCTTAATAATCCTGTCGATAATCGTGAATATGAGATAGGCGAGGATGATTTTGATTTGCTCTCGCCCATCGCCCAGCTAGAGGCGCTAGCCAAGACGCTGGAGCGCGTTTACACGCTCTCAACTAGCAGGGAGACTGAGCTAGAGCGCGGCGGGGCGCTTCCAACCTTGGGAGAATATTGCCTGATCGGGTTCCACACCGTTTCGGTGGATGCGGAACACGCCGCCAAACGTCTGCGCGAAGCAATCAGTCGCTGCTATTCCGCCGCGCAGGAAATCGACGAGCGGGAATATGATCGAATTGGGGACTGAGATGGGCGAATCAGACGACAAAGATGTGATTCAATTTCCCGCCGCGCAGCAAAACGTGGACGACTCTGAAATGACTGTCGAGGAGTTCGCCGACGAAATTGACGAGATCTATCAGCGGCAGACATTGGAGTGGGAGAGCCGGACACCCGAAGAGATTGAACAAACAGAGGAGGCGCTTGACTTGGCGAGGGACTTCCTTGCTGCCCTTGAGCGGCGGGGAATGTTCCGCAACAACCATTGGCCGGCCCCTGCGCGGCAGGCAATAAATCTCTGCGCGGAGTACATGTTTTGGCGACGAGGCAGACTCGAGGGATCGCAAGTTCCAGAGAAATTCATAGGTGTACTCCATGCTGACCTATGAGGACAGCCGTTTCCAGATTGATCTACCCTGCGCGGACTGCGCCGGACTCGGCCAAACTGATCACCAAATCGCGCACGACGTCTATGCGGTTCGCGTCTGCGATTTCTGCGACGGCGACGGATTCAACACCCACGAGGCGGCATACGATTCAATCGCTGATGCCAGTGTCGATTACCCGAACGCGATAGAAATTAGAGAAGTGGGTGGCGTGGGTTGAAAAAAATAAGGATCACAAACCCGGAGCTGATTCAGGCCAGCTTTGCGGGGTGCATGCGCGTTGTCACATCGATCAGGCGTAACGCGAAGGGGCGGTATGGCATGACAGAAAGCATGGATGGGCGATGGCAAAGCGACATCATCGGCTGCATTGGTGAGCTTGTTGTCGCAAAAATGCTGGACAAGTTCTGGTCCGCTGCGGTTGGCACCTACAACCCCGGTGACGTTGGTGACNATGAAGTACGTTCGACATCAAAGCCGTCGAACACGTCGTTGCTTCTGCACCCGCCGGATGGTGATGACAAGCTCTTTTTCCTCGTCATCCCCACGACAGACCCGCATTTTTTTGATGTTCACGGCCCCATTCTGGCGAGGTACGGCAAGGTGGAACAATACTGGCGAACCGTTGGGGGGCGTTCAGCTTTCTTTGTGCCACGGGAATTGGTCGAGCAGCATGGAGAGAGGTATTTGGTATGACTGAAATTATTAACACGATGGGCGGCACACAACCGCGAACTGCGGCTGCTGCCGTGAAGTGGGTTGGTGGACTTGCGGAGTGGCAAGACGGCGACACCACGTATTTGTCAGTCGCCTTCACCTACAAGCTGGATGAAGCGTACAGCCGCGCCCTATTTGCCAAGGCATGCGGTCAGCGTGTTGTCGTTGGCGGTCCAGCGTTGTTTCTAGTGAAGATGCAGCACATTTTGGCGGACGTGGCTGAAATCCAGAACACCTTCCCTGATGCCATATCCAAACACAATCCTAGCGCCACGATTGCCAGCCGTGGCTGTCCCGTAGGCTGCTGGTTCTGTATCGTACCGGCGATGGATGGGCGCGACTTCACGCTGCTGCCAGACTTCCCGGTGCGCCCGATTCTCTGCGACAGCAATCTGTCAGCACTTCCCGGCGATTATCAAAATCACATCATCGCCCGTTACCGGTCCGAAGGCGTCAAACTGCGCGACGCCAATTCCGGCTTCGAGCCGATAACCTTCACAGCAGAAGTCTATGACCGCTGGAAGGAACTGGTGAACGCTGGCGGCGGACCGTGGCGCTTTGCTTATGACGAAGCGAAAGAACGGCGCGATGTGATCCGCGTAATGGCGATGCTCAGAAGTGAACCGCAGAAGCGGAAGCGCGTCTATGTGCTGATAGGCAATGAACCGTTCGATGATTGCATGCGGCGCATCCACGAAATTCTGGAATACGGTTGCGAACCACACGTACAACCGTACATGAAGCTGACTGCGCTGCGCCGCGATCCGCACGTGCGATTTGATTGGACATCGCAGAAATTGAAAGATGTTGCCCGTTGGGCGAATGGTTGGGTTTGGAAGCGCGCACCGTTTGAAGAATATGACAGGTTCCGAAAGACGGCACGGCACGAAACCTATGACGCGCAAGAAGGGCTGTTCGTATGACCAGCATCCTTGCGCTTGACCTTGGCACGCACACCGGCTGGGCGATGCAGCAGGCAACACTTTAAGAGGGAGGCATTAGATGGAAATTATTAGCACGATGGGCGGCACACTGACGTACGAGGACGGCCGCCACCGCTACGAATGGAACGGCGAGAAGGTTCCGCTGACGGTGAGCGCAGTTTCTGGTGGCTATCCGGTGAATTTCGGAGTGGCGTCAGGATGGGCGGCCAAGATGGTACGCGAGCATCTGGTGGCGTCCGACATCCCGACATCATTCGACGGCGACGAGTCAAAGCTGGCATGGGCCAAGGACATTTGCGGCGAACCAAACCGCCAGTCGCAAAGAGCGGCGGCAATCGGAATTGAGGTGCATCGATACATAGAAAGCACCGCGCACGGCTTGGACCCCGATCTTTCAGAGGATGAGGACGCGGCGAAGTGTCAGAAAAGCCTTGGGGAGTGGTTTAAACAGCACGTTGCGGAGGTTCTACATACGGAACGTCGCCTGTACTCGCTGAAGTGGAACATCGCCGGGACCGTGGATATGGTCACACGTTTGCGGAACGGGCAGATTCACGTCATCGATTGGAAGGGCGCGACCGATCTCAAGGCCAGTCTCAAGCATGGTCACGTCGGACAGTTGTGTGCCTACCGCTCGATGCTCGAAGAGGCAGGAGAAAAGATCGACGGCTGCACTCTGGTCAGGTTTTCAAGGGCCACCGGCAAGATTGACCCGGTGTCGTTTGGCAATGAGCATTACGCCACCGATCTGGCCGCGTTCGAGGCCGCTTTGATGCTGGCGAGATACCAGCCACGTCCACAGGTGTTCTAATGAAAAGAATTGCGCGACGGCGGCTTTAGCCTCTCGCTGTTGCGCGGGGGCGCGGCGTTTCCAACCCCGCCGCGTCCCCACCCTTATCACCAACCGGAGAACGGAGGAGATTATGGCGAACATGCAAATCACGATCAGCAAGATCGACTATTCAAGCGGGAGTGGCCCTAACATGCTGCACACCGAAGACGGGCAGCAGATCAAAATCTGGAACGACCGTGTGGCCGAAGTGGAAGTCGGGAAGTCATACGAGATCCCATTCTTCGATAAAGACTATAAGGGCGTGATGGAGCGGATCGTCGGCAAGGGCATCATCAAGGAAGTCACAAACGGTGATGGCTCTCAGGCTCCCGTAGCGCCCCCGCTGGCGCTGGTGCCGTCAAACGGGGGTGGCAGGCCGCATAACACCCCAATGGGCGTTGCCAACGCCCCACAGGCCAACAGGGAGCGTTCCATCCAAGCTCAAGCCATTATCAAAGCCGTGATCGCGGTTGGCGGAGATGAAACGCTGTTCCAGCGGTGGCTGGACGTCCACGATGCCGTCGTCAAGGGCGAGCGCGTTGGCTGACGCACCATTCTTCCATCTCGACGTGCCGGGGGTTCCCGTTCCCAAGGGACGCCCCCGCATGGCCCGGACCGGCCACGTTTACACGCCCCAGAAGACGCGAGAATATGAGGGCCGCATCCGCAACGCCACGATGATTCTCATGGCGGGGCGGAAGCCACTGGAAACGCCGTGCATTGTTCATGTTGGGGTGTTTTTCGAGCCGCCACGCAGTCTCAGTAAGAAGAAACGGGCGGAATTGTTTGAGACTGGTGGGTTCCACGCCATCAAGCCTGATCTGGATAACGTCGTGAAAGCCGCTCTGGATGGGATTTGCGGCGAAAACATGGCGATACTTGACGATAAGCAGATCATAGAAATCTGTAGCTACAAAACCTACGCCGAAGCGGCGAAACTGAGCATTGACGTTTTCGAGGTTACGTCTGATGTAGACAGATTCGCCAGTCGGTGGAGGGCGCATGAACAGGTGGACTTTCCAATATCACCAATCTAGGAGGTTAAAATGAGTCAGAAAGCACAGATCGAAAAATGGCTAAAGCGGGGCAGACGGCTAAACCCGGCTCAGGCATTGAAGAATTTCGGTTCATTCCGGTTAGCGGCTCGAATAGATGAGTTGAGGAAAGACGGGCTGGAGATCGAGACAAAGTATCAGCACAAGGACGGCAAGCGGTTTGCGAACTATGGGCTGGCAACAGGATAACGCTGAAATCGGAGGACTGGTAGCGGGGGCAGACGGTTCGCGAAAATACCGCTGCCCCCGTTGCTCCGATCAGCGAAGAAACAAGGCAGATCGCAGCCTGTCCATAACGCGAAAAGGCACCGAAGTAATGTGGTTCTGCCACCACTGCGACTGGCGAGGGGGTTTTGATGAGGCTAGATCAGCAGGTGATTCAGTGGGCGCTGAGAAGAAAGATAAGCCCAGAAACACTGCGGGAAATGAAAGTTGGAGGCGAAATCATATCGTTTGGTGATTCAAATAAACTTTCAATCATATTTAATTATCTGGATAACGGCGGCGAGATCGTTAACTGGAAGGCCCGAAGCCTAAACGATAAGACGTTCCGGCAGTCGCCCGGAGGAACCCAGCAGTTCTACAATCAGGCAGCGGTTATGGCTGGGCCTTTAGACGAGG